TTCTCTAAACCAAATTACTCGATCGCCGTAAGGAATTTTACAATCTTTTCCAAACATAATATCAAGTGTGAGTCTTGCGCCAGGACCTGGAACACAAAATCTTTCATCATGATTAACATTTATTCTAGGATTTACAGAATTAGAAGTTGAGCAATGGTAGCCATAGTACTGGCCTACTCCTTCTAATGAAGTAATTACGCCATATAACTCTTTTAGAGAATTTACATTAGATATTCTTTCAGTTATTCCTCTTTTAATAAAACTAGCAACCCATAATAGTATGTTTATTTTATGAGCATCTCTTTCTTGATTTCTAGTTTCAGCAACGTGTGTATTAGCTGCTCCAAAAAGACTTGTTCTCAACTCTGTTGTACCGTATATGGGAAGACCTAGTTCAACAGCATCTTCTAGATTTTTTCTAATTTTATTTTCATAATCCTTATCTTCTAAAAGTCGTCTAAAATCTACTAACGCTGTTTTTGGATTAGGATCTCTAGTTAATATTTGATGTATTCCTCTTCCTCCATAAAAGTGAGAAATTATAGTGTTACATATTATATTATCTATATCTAATCCAGAAAAAACAATATTTTCCATAATGTATCGCATTCTATCGTCTAATGTTAATTGAGGATGAAAATATTCTACAGTTTCTCCTAATGCGGCATCTCCTTCGCTACTATAAGATTCATTAACTCCCATTTGCCAAAGAGATCTTTCATTAACTTTATTAAAAAAGTAGCCAACATCTTTGACTACTTCCATATTTACACTTTCTATCATTTTTATTTTTTAAACCAGCAATCATACCCTGCTACACTTTTAAATACAATTACAGGTTCTATATTATATGTTTGGTAATTTTCTCTTAATTCATTAAGAGTAGGTTCCATTAAATTTTTTGATTTTCCAGCGTGCAATTCAATAAATAAAAAATCAGGATTATAGTTTAAAACTTCTGATAAAATACTATATTCAGAACCTTCTATATCTATTTTAACAATATCAGGTTGATATGTATTTAATAGCGTTTCAATATTTACATTTTTAACTACTATTTCATTTAAATCGTTCCAACCTGCTCCTCTTCTTTTATTAAGAGATCCTGAACAAAAACCCTTTTCTCTTGTTGGAGAATAAAACGTGATCTCATCTTCGCTACTCCCAGAAACAGCAGCGTTTATTCCTTTAAATCTTAGTTCATTTCTAAAAGAATAATTTATTTTTTCAAAATTTCTAGGATTACATTCTACAGCAAAAGACATGTATGCTCCATTATCTATTGCTACTTTTGAAAATCCTCCAATATTTGCTCCTAAATCTAGACATACTTTTCCTCTATAATCTACTTCTGGAATTTGATAATTCTTAACACAGTCTTTTATCATTTCTCGATCTACGTCTAATTCTGCATTTAAATATTTAACGTATTCTTTATTTAATCTTCTTTGTTCTTTTGTTAATGCCATTTTGTTTTTATTTTTTTACTAATTTAGAAACTATATGTACTGTTTCTAAATTAGGATGTGCTTTTTGTATGATTTTTAGCTGCACTGGATCGTCTTCAAAAAATCTTTCTACAATTATATTTTCTTTTTTTAATTCTTCTATTTTATTTGCTTTATGGTTTCCTGAATATCTTCTTGCTTTTAAAGTATGATCTCCTCTTTCAGCATACGTCATAGGATTATAATATACTTTATTTTCAATCCTTAATCTTAATAACATTGCTTGTACTTTTTTCCACTCATCATGGCATCTTCCTGTAATTATTATGTCAGAAGAATTACGGGGTCTAATTCCTAAAGACACGACCCCGTCAAAATCATAAGCAAAAACATTTCTATTAATTACTGGATCTTTATCAATCATTTTTGATTTTTTAGATCATTTTTAGAATATGTTTTTCTTAAAGATTCTAATTCTGATATGTTACTACTTTTTATTTTATTTACTTTATCTAAAGTAATTTGTTTTTTAGTAGTACTTGTTAATTTTCTATTGGCTAGTGCGGTACATTCTTCTACAGCATCAGCAAACATCATTTGTTTAGGTGGGGTTTTTTGAGTAAATGCAGAAGGACCTCTTAATGCTCCAACTATTCCCATTTCTCTAGCTACTCTCAAGTATCTTAAAGCATCAATAACTACACCTGCTGAATTTGGACTATCTTGTACAGAAAGTTGAGCATCAAATATTACTGGGGCTCCTCCAAAACCTTCTAGTTCTAGTCTAAAGTTTGCAACTTTATTATCTCCATAATAAGAAATATATTCAGAAGGACCTGCATGTAAAAAGCTATCTTTTGTACTAATGCCTCTGATATCATTTTGAGCTCTGATAACATTTTCTTTAGATATTTTTTTAGATCTTAATCTTGTTTTATCTTCCATATTTAAAAAGTCAGTATTACCTCCTACATTTCTTTGAATATGTGCTTTAACAACGTGACCTCTTTCAAAAGCTAATTCTTGTAACATTTGAGAAAGTATAGAAGCTCCAAATTGACTTCTCATATCATCTCCAATTAGTGGAATTCCAGCATCTATAAATCTTTTTTCCCACACAGGATCAGATGCTATGAAAACTGGTATACAATTAACGAAACTGATTCCAGTAGCTAAGCATATTTCAGCCCAAAATTCAGTAGCTTTTTGAGATCCTACTGGTAAATAATTAATTAATACTTCAACTTCATGTTCTTTTAGTTGTTCGATTACTTTTGTTTTCCATTCTTTTTCTAATTTTTTAGTCCAAGACGTTCTATTTAATTCAGTAGTATTTCTTAATTCTTCAGAAACTAAAAATCTATGTTCTTCTGGATATGCATCCATTAAAAGAGCGTATCCGTCAATAACAGGTCCTGGATATACAGGAGCTTTTGATTTAATAGTTTTAACTATATCATATGCACTGTTAGGTCTTTGCTTCAAAGCTTCTCCTAATGTTAAACCTACTTTTCTTTCATCGATATCAAAACCACATACGAATTCAATATCTTTTGCTTGATAGCCTCCGATATCTTCTTTCATCATACCGTTAGCTTTTGTTTTAGTTTCACTGTAATACTGTACTCCTTCAACAAGCGATTTTGCGCAATTTCCAGTACCAATGATTCCAACTTTAATTTTACTCATGTTTTTTATTTTATATTATATTAGTTATACTTTTATTTTTAAAAAAGTTTCAAAATAGACTTAAAACTTTTTGTTTAAGTTCTTTATTTTCTTCTCCATTATCAAAATCATATTGATAATATTTTCTTGATAAATGAACACTTCCTGGTTTTTCCATATATGTATTTGCAAATTCTTTTGGATCAGTTGTGTACCAGTGTTTTGGCCATTCTTTAAATTCCCAACCCTTTTCTTCACAAAGTCTTCTAGCAACTTGATTAAACCCTATCATGATTTCTGTTCTGACTTTTTGAGTTCCAATAAATGGAGTTCCTTTATGCCATCCTGTTTTTGGAATTCTTCTCTCTTCATACTCAATTGGTAATAGAGCAACTACTGTAATTTTTGGAATATTCAACTCTTCAAGGTGTTTAATATAATCTTCAGCAAGAGTTATTGCCGAAAACAAGGGATCTTTTTGTCTACCAAGATGGTGTCTAATGTCTATGTTTCCAAAATATGAAATAAGATGCTTTGTTCCTTCTGGAATATAACTTTGCATTCCTTCTTTAAGAACTCCAAAAAGTGTTTTACCATCATTTCTAGAGATATTAGCTCCAGGTTTATATGCTGAAACTGAATGACTATCACCTAATACAAAGGTATCAGATTCTAATGTAAGGTCTAAAGTTGCTGTATTTTCACAGATTTTTGAAAGTCTTTCAGTGTCAAGTTCTGACCATATTTGAGAACAAGACTTCATTCTACTTTCTGCAAATTTACCTATGTCTGGCATTTCTCTGTTAATACTGTAAATTGAACCTTTAAAATCTATAAGCCTTTGCATTCTTAATGCAGTATCGTCTTGAGCTCCACCAAATAGATTATAACTTCCAGCAAACTCCATCGGTAATGCAACTAACCAGACATCATAAGAGTGAATATTATCATTTTTTGTTAATATATCAGCTGATATATTTAAATAATTAAGCTGTGATTGTAGAAGGTATGTCCAAGAAGACTTATGTGATTCTTTTTTTGAACTAAATGTAGTAACTACGTCATCTATTGCAATTTTTTTATCTTTTAGTTCTTCTATTAACTTATAGATGCTTAGCATTTTTTTTCATTTAAGTAATTATCTAATGCTCCAATATATGCGACTGCATCTAGGAGGTTATCTCTTTTATGATTGTAACTTTCTCTTGAAAATTTAAGTGCTATTAGGGCCATGTACATTTCTCTGCCTGTAACTTCTAAGCCAGTCATGCCATTGAAAATAGATGCTGCTCTATCCATGCCCTCACTGAAAGGGCCATATTGTCTTTCTTTTTCTTCGCTTCTGTGATTGATAATTTGATCTGCTTCTTCTAGTATACTTTTCATATAGTTATTTTAAAACTTATATACTAAAAAAGGAGAT